TATCAAGCTGGCTCTAGCACACCTTTAACGACTTATACAGACTCTACAGGCAATACTGCTAATACAAACCCTATTGTGTTGGGTACAGATGGCAGACCCCCATACGAAATTTGGCTTACATCAGGCTATTCTTACAAATTTGTTTTAGCAGATTCAACTAACTCTGTTATTGCAACTTACGACAATATTTACCCTATTCCTAATGCTACTGCTACTGGCACTACTGTACCTGCTGGCGCAATCATTATGTGGTCAGGCTCTATTGGCTCTATTCCTAGTGGTTATGTAATCTGTAATGGTTCAAACGGTACACCTGATTTGCGTGATTCATTTATAGTAGGTTCTGGTAATACTTATGGCGTAGGAAGCACAGGTGGCTTTGTAAACTCTGGAGTAATGACTTCAGGTGGCACAAATACACCGCTTTATTATTCATTGGCATTTATACAAAAGACGTAATCATGAGTGAGATTGATCCAGTAAAAATAGGGGTAATGTGGTCTAAAGTAGAAGCTATGGAACGAGAAGTAGCTGAAATGCGCCATGATATTAAAGAGTTGCTTGCTATGGCAAACAAAGGTCGTGGCGGCTTTTGGGTAGGCATGATGGTAGTGTCAAGCATTAGTTCTTTAATTGGCTTTATTGCTCATTATTTCACTCAAAAATGAACGAAATCTTTACTCACATTCTTACAGGCAAAGACAATCAAACTCACGATATTGCTCGTTGGGCTTGGGCTTTAGGGTTTGTCGTAGTCGCTTCTGCTGCTATCTATTTGATATACGCAGGGCATGAGATCAGTCTTACAGAGCTTGCTGGCGCTTTAGGCATTGTGTCAGGATCAGGCGCTGCTTCAGTAGCAGCTAAACAAATGTCAGGATCAGAACCACAATGATACCTTATGCAAATTACATCAAAGTTGGATTAACTATTATTGTTTTACTTGGTTTTTTTTCTGCTGGCTGGTCTGTGCGCAATCGTGATTTCATGGACTACAAAAAAGGAGTTGAAATTGCCGCCAAAGAACAAGAAGCAAAAGTTGAATCAATCCAAAAACAACACGAATTAGTCACAAAAGGAATATCCGATGAATACGATGCGAAACTTGCTCTTATTAGGCAGTATTATTCTAACGGGGTGCGCCAGCCCAATTCCAGCAGCGTGTCCAGCTTATCCAATACCGCCAGCATCGCTAATGCAGCAACCGCCTACAATCAACTTGCTTCCGACTGTGCCGCAACAACGCTCCAACTAATAGAGCTTCAAAAGTGGATTAATGAACAAATAGGCATCAAATAATGGATACGTTAGACATATTGGCTAAGATTTGGCCATTACTTGTCGCTTTTGTAACATTAGTTATTGTTCTTGCTAAAACAGACAATAGAGTGGCTGTATTAGAGGAAAAAGTAAAAGTGCTATTTGATTTATGGAATAAAAATGCAAAATAATTTTGATAAATCTTTGGCATTAGTTTTAAAGTCAGAAGGTCAATATGTTGACAATAGCCAAGACCCAGGTGGCATCACTAACCTTGGCGTAACTCAAAGGGTTTTAGAAGAATGGCTAGGTCATCCTGTTGATGATAAGACTATGCGTAATCTAACTCCTGAACAAGTAGCGCCTTTGTATAAAGCTAAGTATTGGATGGCTTGTTATGCACCTCAACTAAAGACAGGCGTTGATTATTGCTTGTTTGATGCTGCGGTCAACATGGGGCCAGGTAGGGCTGTAAAGTTGTTGCAAGAGTGTATGCAATGTGTTCCAGACGGAACTATTGGCCCACGCACTATGCAGCTATTAGATCAAAAGAAAGCAGAAGATATTGTAGAAGCGTTTAGTCAGCGTAAAATAAGCTTTTATGAAGGCTTAAAGACTTTTCCTGTATTTGGTAAAGGCTGGCTTAAACGAGTTGAAGATGTTAAACAAAACGCATTACAAATGATTGGAGAAGCAAATGGCAACTAATTTTAAAATTGAAGGCAAAGAACATAAATCCCCAAAAGGTCATTATGTTAAAGAATCGCCACATCGTATTGAAAAAGAAGTAGAGCGTTTAGAGCGTAAGCTTGATAAACATATTGCTTTGCCTATGGAAAAAGCTCACCATGCAGAACATGGTTCAAGCCAAAAAGAAGCTCCATTACCCAATATGCGAAAGTATTAAAATAATTCTGTTAAATCAGCAATTTTGAACATTTGGATGGGGCAATCGTAAAACATTTCCCCTTTAGTAACATATTTGTTATGGACTTCAATCAATGGGCAATTTGCTATCAAGTCTGCTTTCACCCAGTAAGCACGAGATAAGTCCTGAGTTACGGCAAAAAATAGAGTCGGCAGACCTTCTTGAAATAGCTTATCTTTGCGTTGCCCTACGTGGATGGTTTGATGTTGATCAAAGCCTGCTTGACGAACTTCTACCTCAAGCAGCCCAACTGGAGAACCTGATCGAAAGCAGATTAGATCAACTCCATACTTATTAGGGTTATCCTTAACATCAAGACCCCATTTCATTTTGACCCAGTCGCTGACTACTTTGCGAGCTGGGCCATCAAAAACATCGTGTAAATACTGACTAAATGGCTTGTAAGCTGACATAACGCCAAAAACCATAAGCAAATATAGCTACAAACAGTAAAGCCCCTAAAAACGCTCCAAAGCCGTCAAAATCACTTTGGATAGGGCGTTGTATAGCTGTAGCGTAATCCGCATCCCTAAACGCTTCTGAAGCCGTTTTATAGGTCTTTCCTACCATTCCAATAGATCGCAAACTCATTTTTTCTCTTTCTTGCTCATATTGAGCAGATTTACTATGCGTTCGTCTAGTTTCTGGCTAATGTTGTCACATACGTCTTTGCAAAGCCATAAAGTGCCACTTTCTACGTTTTCTGAAATTTTTTCAGCAACTAGCTCTAAAACATTGCCCAAACAACTTATTTGATTAGCGATTTTTTCAAGCTCGCCAGCTTCATCCCATAAACTCATTTCTCTTGTGCCTTTCTTAGTATTGCTCTAGCAAAATCAATCAAATCTTCATATTCCAATTCATAATGCGTTGGCTTTGGTTCACCTAAAACAAAATATTGATGAAAACAAGCATATATTTCCTCATCTGTTAGTGTCTTTGCTGGATGGGTGTAGAGTGGTGTAGCAGTCCATCCTTCTCCTTTGACTTCATCCCAATTAAGCCATCCTTCATCGCCATATCTATTTATCCACGCTACTGGTTCATTGTTCATTTCTCTTGTGCCTTTCTTAGTAATTATTCTGTACAATCGCATGGCAAATCAAAGCCAACAAACGGCAATTCAATTTGTGCTTTGTGCATACGAATTACATCTGACCAAGCATAATTTCTACCTAATCCTTTAATTGTTGTAAGGTTTGCTTGTTTTTCTATGTCTAAAGCCCTTTGTGCCAAATCAGGGTGTTTTTCATGCAAATCAATGATTTCTTTTGGGCGTGAAGATGGGCAAAAAAAGCAAGCGGATTTACCTACCTTAAACCCATACTTTGCAACAATTTTAAGACAATCTTCTCTTTCCCATTGCCATTCAATTAATGGGTATTTGTGTGTGTATTTTGGGTCATCACGCTTTGCGGCATTATCAGCCCTATGTGACTCGCCAGCGTCATAACCAATGTATTTAACGCATTTTGAGCCTGTTTTCCACCAATCAATAGCTCGTTGCCAAGAATTCAAAAACTTGTCTTGAGGAGCTATTTTGTGCTTCTGTGAGCAAGATTTAAAGCCATAGGCAATGGAAGGTAAATTATTCCTTCTATGACATTCTTGTTCTAAAGTTTCTAAGCTACCATCTTTGCGTGTTCGTTTTACTATGGTAATGCTAGGCAACCCATTATCCACAAGCCATTTACTAAAATTTTCAATATGTGCATAAGTTTCTGGTCTTTCACCACCAGTATCGGCAAACAAAATTAAATCTATTGGCAATCCTTTTTCATGCAAACCAAGAATCATTGCCGTACTATCTACGCCACCGCCAAAAGCAACAATATGTGGCGGTCTTTTAATAATAGAATCATAAATTGCAAGAATCTGCGCTTTGTTCATTCTTGTGCCTTTCTTAGTATTGCTCTAGCAAAATCTTTTATATCTTTTGGGCTTGGTAATGCACTAAATTTATCCCAAACTAAAGCTATTTCCTCATCTGTTAGTGTCTCTGCTGGATGGGTGTAGAGTGGAATAGCACTTTCGGTTGGATAACTAGAATATCTACAAAAATCATTCCAGTTTTTATCTACAAGCATCCACGCTACTGGTTCATTGTTCATTTTTGATCTCTAGCATTTGTTGACCAAAGCTGCTCATAAGTTTCTGATGCGCCCATTCTGACCAATTCTTCTTTGTAAAAAGAACGTCTTTCGTAGATTGCTTTGATGCGACCAGTTTCAATGCGTTTGCTTGGCCCTACAAACAGACCTGGTATTTCGTAATGGGGGATATACATAATGTTTCCCATCTTGTAGCACTTATAGTTTTTTGTTTCAGGTATTGCATATTCTGTGTCCATAACCATGATTTTTCCTTTATTAAAATCCATAAGCAAACATTAAACCAAACAACATACCTAGCAGTATTACGCCAATCCAATCAATTAATTTTTGTTTCATAAATCCCCCTGTGCATAAATTTCATCTTCAAAACTAGGCCATAGGTTTAATTCCCATGCCATTTCTGTAATATCGTTATCGCCAATATAAGCGTATGTAATTTCGTTGTTGTACCCACGCAGTTCAACTTTTGTATTACCAAAAATAACTGTGTTTATGTAATGACCGTCTTTCATAATTCCCCCGTTTGCGTTAGAAGTAATTTAATACTTTTTTTGCATAAAAAAATTGATCTAGGTCAAGAAAATGAAAAAAAGTGGGCTACTTGCAATCATGTATGTGAAGCATGAAAACACTCGCTTTCGCCCATAAAAGGGTGGGGTTGGCATCCTCACGGAAGGAAATTTGGTCGGGGGAAACCAGTAACCAACCCCATAAATTACAGTCCCGACTTGATTTGATAATATTTAAGCAAGTGGAAAAAGCATTTTAACCCTTTTTGCAATTCTTGTTCTTCAATTTCACAAAGTTTTACTTCATTTGTTGTGCCGTTAACAAACATAATGGCGCATCTAGCATCTGCCATGCCTAGCAATTCTCGATAAGCGGCAATTTGTAGTATATGATCATCGTATGGAACGACCTTTTCCAAAGGAGATTCTTTAGTCTTAAAATCCACAACTACGCCAGGTATGCCTTTAACTTTATCGCCTTTAGCGTGTAAATCAACCTTACCAGCAAAACCCAACTCATGACTGCCTGACTTTTCAGGAATCCATAAGCGATTGCCAAAAGAGGCTTTTAAAGCGTTTTCAGCATTACGGCAATAGTCGGGTACTGATTCAAGCAAGATGCCATCAAAGAACGATTCAAGCACTCCATGAATCATTGTTCCTCTATCGGCTGCTTCTCTGCCTTGTGCTTTTGAATCATTGACTACACGATCAAGGTAATCAGACTCAGATTCACCTTCTTTGCGTGGTAATGTTAAGGCTGCAAGGATAGCCTGCTGCTGAAGCCAGTTTTGCAATCCTGGTTTTGCCGCCACACCGAGAATGGTAGTAACGCTCGGTAAAAGGCCCAGCTTTTTTGCATCTCGCAAAGTTGTGTTTCGCATCCCTTTTCCATCGGATTTTTCAATTCGATAAAAAGGTTCTCCTTCTTTAGTGTACCAATGTCCACTTTCACTTTTGTTCTCTTGCACTTTTTCTTCCCCTTTTTGGTTTTACTTCATCCGTGTTTATATCGTATTGCGTTTCTACAAATTTAATTTCAATAGGTGCTGGTGGCACAACTTCTACTTCATATTGCGCTGGGATTTCCTGACCACACCAATCCGATGGCATTTTATTAACTACCACAGGATTGAGCTTACAAGCTCCCATCATATCATTTTGGTTAAATACAAAAAACTTACAAGATTTGCAAGTCATTAGATGCCTTTAGAGTAATTGGTAATTCTCATGCTGTCCTCTTGGAACACGCATAAGTCTGATGCAACTAGCAGAACTGCTTTAATGACTGCTGCTAAATCTTCTGGTGTAAAGCTAATAAGTTGTTGTTCTTCGTCAACTCCAACCCCTTGCCATACTTTTTCCGTGTATTTAGTTTCAATGATGTCTTTAATTAAGTTCTGCATAGTGTTCTCCTTTAGAACGGAACGTCATCTACAAATGGGTCTTTCTTGGGTAATTCGTCAGACCCTGCTTCTCTAAATCCTTGTGGGATTTTTTCCTTGCCGATTGAAATACTGAAAAACTTGCCCTTTTTACCTTCTTTAACCCAACCCGAAAGCCAATGCTCTTTACCATTAACCATAATTGTGCCTGTCCAATCAGGATGGTTATCAGTCGTTTTACGGTCATTTTTAAATAAACTCCCTGAGCCTTCTTTTGGTGTATATGCCATTTTCTTTCCTTTATAAAATATCTTTGGCTATTGATTTCATTGCACTACTAGACTTGCTTTGCACGGCAGCGTTTGCATCGTCATCGGCTTGAACTACACCGACAACTGCTGCAAGCGCATATCTACGCATATACGTCAGCGCAGAACCAGAGCCTTGTGCATCAGGCTTTGATACAGGTAAAGACATCTCTTGACCAATCCACTCACCAGAGCTGTGAGCTAAGATCGTGGTCATTGACATTGTGCCGTCAATATATTCGCCAGGAAACTGCATAACTGAGAGGCCGTTTGCAGCCAAAAGATCACGACAAGCATCCCACACAGACTCCAAGTCAGCATACTTAGACTTGAAAAACGGATTTGCTGAATCTTTTTTTGCATGGCTCAATTTCCCCTGAACGATTGACAAAGCTGTTGCTAATTTAGCAATTGATTCTGATTGATTCATTTTGCACCCCCAAATACATTCCCAAAATCATTAATAACATCACGCAAAATTGGATGCACATGAGCATTTCGTGGCTTACCACAGGCATGACGAATAATATCGATTTGATCTTGTGTTGGCCATCCACACTCCATCGCATCTAATGCTTCTTCAAGTTGTTCTTCATGCTCTAACATCAGTTGGTGTAATTCACCCATTTCGTTCCCCCGAAAAATATAGCGAAATTGCTACACTATTGATTGTAAGCATATTTACATAGGTGTCAACAACTATTTGCAAATTAACAACATAAGGTGTAAGATTGCTTACATGAAGCTAAAACTATCAGATTCAGCAATAATTGATTTGCTGGGGGGATCAACAAAAGTCGCTAAACTTGCAGGGGTTACGCCTAATGCCGTATCAATGTGGCGTAAAAACAACATTCCTCATGAAAAGTTTGTAATATTGGCTGCCACGCTTGAGCGTGAATCAAATGGTTTAGTTACAAGAAAAGATATATTCCCCCAATCCTGGCACTTAATTTGGCCTGAGCTACTATGAGCGATCCTTTTGAAATACTTG